GTTATTTGTAGCCAAGGATGATCACCATTGTGGTTATTCCAACAGCCCACTTCTCATGGACCGATACCAACTTTTTAAACTCTGTCGACTACCGACTCACTTCACAACCTAAAATCAGAGATCGCTTCGCTGTTTATGCCCCTGGTTGGCTTAGACGTCAGTTAGACGAGTTCTCCGCTTCCCTCACCGCGTCCGAACTCCTCCAAGCCCTCCAAACAATTCCGATCCCTGTTAAGGCTCGATGTCTCCTTCTGCCTAAACCCAAGCGCTTCGCACAGTGGCTACTCGACGTGCCCTCAGCTAACATTTGGCATATTCCAGTAACCACTCTTCGCGCGACTGTGGCGTCCAAGCATCCCTCCTCTGACGTCTACAATTACATCCCCGATCACGTACCCCCGAGCGCCGAATTCGATACCGTCACACGTCGTGTCGCCGCTGGCCGTGATATCTATGTCCGATCAACTAAGGTCCTTGGCGCTCCTCTTTGTCTAGCAGCTCCCGCCAAATATTACGCTGGGTATCTCTCCACCCATCAACTGGATGGTGTTTATCCCGATAACTGGGCGCCTGATAACTTCCATAAACGTGAATTCTGTCTCACCATTCTGCCCTCTCTCCTTGGACCAAGGACGTTCTTGCTCGATGTCGACGCAGACCGCGATGCCTCGTACCCACTGTCTGTGCTCTGGCCACAACTGCGTGTCCTCGCCCTCAAATCTAGATTACTACTACCTCCAGTGGCGCTGCTACGCCGTGTTGTTGACCCCGGACTCAAACCCACTTGGTCTGCTGATAGTGACGCGGCTTTTCGAGCTCTACGATTATCTCGCCCATCCTCTGCCTCCAAGCCAACTGGTTTTGATTTCTCTGCCCTCCCAGTCGTTGACATCATCTGCCTTTTTGAATCGGAGCCCGACGACCACGGTCGAGTTGCCCCCGGAACAAGGCTCACCATTCACTCCGTACCTACTGATCTACTGACCTCACTCTCCATTCAAGAGGGTGTCCGGTATCCCTTACGACAGGAAAGCGGTATGTTCGTGCCCTGGGTGCTACTGGCTCTATTGATGTCTGATGACGTTACCATCTCCGGCACTCGTCGGTCAGTGAAGCTGGAGACTGCTCATGCGTCGGCCCGTCCCTTCGTCCACATCACCGTCGAGCGCTGCGCTTCAGCTCGTGTCGTTGACGTGCGCGGTTCTCCCGCTATGTACGCCAATGCGGTATGCCTTACCTTGCCTAAAGGCTCATATAAGTCTACGATCATCGATACGTTGCCGGCCATGTTCAGTGATCTGTCCATTCTCGAGCAGGCCGCGGTCATCGACTCCGACGCTCTAGGAGACTCCCTTCGTCCCTCATTTGAGACTCAATTCCTTGAACGTCTGGAAAACCTTGATCCGAAGCTTCTCGACCGTGCTGTTGCATCGATACTCAGCCCGGCGAGTGACACCTCCGACGACGCCGTTACCACTGTGCTCGATGTTTTTAACGCCCTCTACCGAGAGGTCATGACCCCTGCTCAACGCTCTCGGTTACCGCTACTTACCCAACAAGGCCGCGTTCTGGCTTTTGCTCACTCCGATTACGAGCTCCTGTCCGCAAATATCCCTATTCAAGTGGTCCGAGGATCCATCCCGATAGACCATGTCGTTAATTTGCTCGCACGTCGCAACCGGGTGGGTGGCACGGCCCTGCAGGTTCTGCTGGACTACTGTTACCGCACGCAGGCGTCTCCACTGGCCCCGACGCCCGCCGGTCGCTTATACAAACAGCTTTTTGGCCCATGGCTGATGGTGCCGCGGTTATCCGATCCTCTAATCAAGCTACGTCTAGTGGCCTCAGCCCCTGCCAAAGTATTACGCGCCGCGGGTTGGACGATTGATGGTGATCCCCCGTTGGAGGTATCCTGCTTATGTGCGTACGTCACAGACCGTGCCATGGCAGCTGCTCTCATAGAACGTCGGCTTGACTCACGTGCCCTGGTTAACGTTGGGGGAGATCAGCTCATGTTCGTAGAATACGCGCCACCCCTCCCCCTGGTTTCTATCCCTCGCACGTTCCTCCTGCCTGTCACTTACGTTGTCCACTGGGTCTCGCCGCAGCGCGTGCTACTGAATGGTGGTAACGTGTCCTTTACTAGTGGGCTTGAGTGGACCTTTGATGATGATCCTCAGGTTGTCACCTCGACCGGGGTTTGAGCAGGTCGAGGAGTCCTGACGCTACACCGATCATC